GTTGGTGGTAGCCTTGCGGCGCTTGCTGATAGATACGGGGTTGGCAAAAAAGGGGACGAGATACTAAACGCAGTAGCTAAACGCCGACTAGACTTCACTGATGAAGAGCTAGATAAGTACGGCGACTACTGCATCAATGACGTAGAGCTAACCTATAAGCTGTTTGGACTAATGGGTGCGGGGTTTCCACGTCAGGAACTAAAGTTGATTGACCGTACTCTACGTATGTTCATACACCCCTTGCTAGAGCTAGACACCGACTTACTTGAAGATCACTTACACGACACCAAGAAAGCTAAGGATAAGTTGTTATCTGATAGTGGTGTAGAGGATAAGAAAGAGCTGATGAGTAACCCCAAGTTCGCTGAGATGCTGAAGAATCTAGGGGTAGAACCTCCTATGAAGACCAGCCTTACTACGGGTAAGGAGACGTTTGCCTTTGCCAAGACCGATGAAGCGTTTAAGGCATTGCAGCAGCACGAAGACAGTCGGGTACAGTTGCTTGTTGCAGCTAGGCTTGGGTTGAAGAGCACGTTAGAAGAGACACGTACCCAACGGTTCATAGACATATCTAAGCGTGGGACTATGCCGGTGCCAGTTAAATACTACGCAGCACATACCGGCAGATGGGGTGGTGATGACAAGATCAACATTCAGAATCTACCCAGCCGTGGGCCAGATGGTAAGAAGTTAAAGAAGAGTATCGTCGCACCAGATGGCTACATGCTAGTGGACTGTGATTCGTCGCAGATTGAAGCACGAGTGCTGGCGTGGTTTGCAGGGCAAGATGATCTGACTCAAGCCTTCCGTGATAAAGAAGATGTTTACGTTAAGATGGCTGCACGTATCTACAACATACCCGAAGACCAAGTAACAAAGGATCAGCGGTTCGTAGGTAAGACCACTATCCTCGGTGCAGGGTACGGTATGGGTGCCGTAAGGTTCCAAGAACAGTTAAAGACGTTAGGTCGTTCTATACCAGCCGAGGAAGCTAGGCGTATTATCAACATCTACCGTGAAGCTAACTGGAAGATTGGTCACGTATGGCGTGAAGCTCAGAACATGGTAGCGTATCTAGCGAAGGGTGACTCGTTGCAGTTTGGTAACGGTGTAGTGACGGCTGTTGGATCAGTTACAGGTATTAAGTTACCATCTGGACTGGTCATGCGCTACGAGGATCTAAAAGGCGCACAAGGTGAGAAGGGTGTGGAGTACACGTACCAGACTCGCAAAGGCCGAACTAGGTTGTATGGTGGCAAGGTGATAGAGAACGTCTGTCAAGCTGTCGCTAGGTGTATAATCGGTGAGCAGATGCTACTGATTGCGAAGAAGTACCCGCCGGTACTTACGGTACACGACTCTATTGTCGCATGTGTATCGGAGAAGGAAGTAGAAGAAGCCCAGACGTACATAGAGGGGTGTATGCGCTATGTACCAACGTGGGCAGAAGGACTGCCGCTTGATTGTGAAAGCGGTGTAGCAAAATCATATGGAGACTGTGAATGATGAGTTATGAACAATTAAATTTAAGGAACGTACGGAAGGTTTTAACCGAAGCCGAAGATTGGGGTGATGAGAAGTTAGCGCCAGAACCCGTACAGAAAAAGAGTAGGGCTTTTAAGTTATACGATATAGTAAGTAGCTTAAGAAGCACCGCTACCTTAGACGATATATGGAAACTAATACCCGCTAGTGACTTACCTAAGCCAAAGAGTAAGCAAGAACTACGAGATTGGATAAGTTCAAGTTGTGTAAGTAAAGGTTACATACATAAGGTGGATTCGGATGTATACCGTATAGCAACCTTGGAAGAGTACGAGCGTATATTGGCTAGAAATAAAGCATCGGCTAAGAAGTACACCGCCAAGGTGAATGCTAAAAAGCTACGCGCTGCTAATAGAGAAGCTAAGAAACAAGAACGTGACGCACAAACTACCTTAAAAGAACAAGCTAAGGAGACTATGTTGAAGCAAGCCGCATGGAAAGCAGCCAAAGAAGAAGCGCGGGAAGAGTTGTCCGTGGGGATAGAAAGCATTATGCCGCCACGCGCACCGACACCGACTAAGCCTGTAGGTAGGCCAGTTGTTAGGCAACCAGAGCCTAAGCAGCCAGAGCCTAGTAGGTCGTTTACTGATCAGTATCTGGGGTCGCTGTTGGGTACGTCAGTTGCTATCGTATTGTTCTACGTAATCGTGCGAGTAATATAGTATGAGTGAAGATATTAGAATACTTTTATTGCCAGAAGTTAAGAAAGTTACGGGGCTTGGGGGATCGACATTATATTCGATGATTAGTCGAGGTGAGTTTCCTGAACCCTTACATATAGGGACACGTAGGTCAGGGTGGAGGTCTGATGAGATTCAAGAATGGATACTTAGTCTTCCTACCGGCACACGAGAGTATTCGGCGGTTAAAAAGGTATGAGTGAAGATATTAGAGTAATGCCATTAATAGAGGTCATAGAGACCACGACACTTGCTAGGTCAACATTATTTAGAATGATTGAAGGCGGTAAGTTTCCCGCTCCACGCCAAATAGGTGAACGTAGAGTAGGGTGGTTATCTGATGAAGTTCAAGCGTGGTTGTTAGACCGCCCCCATGCCATGTTAAAAAATGAGGATTAACTATTGAGTATAGTTCAAAACGGGCCGGTACTAAACTATAAAGATATTTACAAGATTTCGAGAATGCGTGTTTTGGGGCATACTTGGAAAGACATTAAGGCAGCTATGCCACATAAAAATATCTACGAAAAGTATGTGAGGTTAGCGTTCATAATGAACCACGTAACTTCTAACGGGCAAGAGTGCACCGAGTGCGGGGCTAAAAGGGATATAAGTATTTATACTTATAAGGGTACGGATGAGGAGGAGGCCCGATACCTACGTACGGGACGGTTTGAAGAACTTGAAGATTTTAAAGAGTTTATGGCACGGCTAGAAGAAGAGGATTAATCATTGAGCATAGCCCCGTGGAGTTTTAGTAAGATCAAGGCGTTCCAGCAATGCCCTAAGCAGTTTTACCATGAGAAGGTGCTCAAGCAGTACCCGTTCAAGGAGTCTGAGGCTACGTTGTATGGGACAGCCTTTCACGAGGCAGCGGAGATATACATCCGCGACGGTGGTGAGCTAGACCCACGGTTCAGTTATGCACAGGGTATGTTAGACGCACTTAATGATAAGCAGGGTGAGAAGCTGTGCGAGATCAAGATGGGACTGACTGAGAACTTAGAGGCATGTAGCTTCTTTGCTGATGATGTGTGGTTCCGTGGTATAGCTGACTTAGTTATACTAGACAGAGAAAACAAGCTGGCTTGGGTGATAGACTACAAGACCGGCAAGTCCGCAAGGTACGCGGACAAGGGGCAGCTAGAGCTTATGGCTTTGGCTACCTTCAAGCACTACCCCGAAGTAGAGACTGTTCGGGCTGGATTACTGTTTGTGGTAAGTGAGGATCTTATTAAAGACCGATACACCATAGAAGATGAAAAGAAGTTATGGGCTAAGTGGCTGGGTAAGTACAGCGACATGGACGTAGCCTTTAAGAATGACAAGTGGGTTCCTAATCCTAGCGGGTTGTGCAAGGCATGGTGCCCTGTATTAGAGTGCTCACATAACGGAAGAAACTAATGCCGTATAAGAACAAAGCAGATCGTAAGAAGCAGAAGAACCCACCAGTGGGTAGTCCAGCGCACGAAGCACGCATGGAGAGACAACGTGCTAGACGAGCTATGGATAAGGCTGGGCGGGATGCTAATAACAATGGCAGAGCTGACAAGCGTGAAGGCAAAGATGTCAGCCACAATAAGATGTTAAGTAAGGGTGGCAGCAATGCAGATGGCTACAGAGTAGAAAGTAGCAGTGCCAACCGTAGTCGCAATGGTAAGAGACCAAAGCGCAGGACAGTTTAGTACGACCCAGCCCCTCTCTTTTGGGTGTCCACCACGCGCCGTCCGTGGGTACGAAGACGGCATTATTTAGTTTGCGTGTTGGGGAGACCCCCTTCACGCCTTTTTGCGTGGAGCGCATAAATGCAGATAGTAGATAACAGAGCAGTATTACTCAAACTTAGGAACCCAGCGAAGGTGACGCAGATCATCCCTAAGAGTAAAGAGTTGTCTGATAACAGAGTGGTAGTTAACTGGGGCGTAGAAGAAGCCCGTGTGTTAAAGAACTTAAATATAAACATACCTTCCCCGATACGTTCTAGGTACGAGTGGACAGGTAAGTACGAACCTATGAAGCACCAGAGAACAACTTCTGAGTTCTTTACGTTGCACAAACGCGGGTTCTGCTTTAACGAGCAGGGTACGGGCAAGACCGCCAGTGCTATATGGTCTGCGGACTACCTGCTGAATGAGGGCCACATCAACCGTGTATTAGTGATATGCCCTTTGTCTATCATGCACTCGGCGTGGGTAGACGATCTGTTTACTTTTGCCATGCACCGTACAGTAGATGTTGCGTATGGCCCCGCCCCCAAGCGTAGAGAGATCATAGAACGTGGCGCAGAGTTCGTGGTCATTAACTACGACGGTGTAGAGATAGTAGCTGACACCATAGCCAACGGCGGGTTTGATCTAATTATTGTAGATGAAGCTACCCACTACAAGAACCCACAGACGAAGCGATGGAAGACCCTTAACAAGTTATTAAATTCAGATACGTGGCTGTGGATGATGACCGGCACACCAGCAGCGCAAAGTCCGTTGGATGCCTATGGTCTGGCTAAACTTGTTAACCCTAATTCAGTGCCACGGTTCTTCAGTGCGTTCAGAGATCAGGTCATGTACAAGGTGACTAACTTCAAGTGGGCGCAGAAAGATACGGCAACCGATACCGTGTATAACGCACTTCAACCTGCCATACGGTTCACCAAGGAAGAGTGCCTAGACCTACCGGACATGGTTTATGTAAAGCGAGAAGTAGAACTTACCCGACAACAGACTAAGTACTACAAAGAACTTAAAAATAAAATGGTCATGCAAGCTGCGGGGGAGCAGATAACCGCCGTAAACGCAGCGGTAGGTATGAACAAGCTGTTACAAATATCAGCCGGTGCTGTCTACACCGATGACGGAGGCTCTTTAGAGTTTGATATTAAGCACAGGTACAAGGTGCTGCGTGAAGTCATAGATGAATCGAGTAAGAAAGTACTTGTGTTCGTACCGTTCAAGCACGTTATAGACATACTATCTGAGAAATTAACGGCTGATGGTATATCCACTAGCATAATTCGCGGCGATGTGTCGGGCGCAAGACGTACCGAAATATTCAAACAGTTTCAGCAGACAGACACACCACAAGTTCTTGTCATACAACCGCAAGCCGCTGCCCACGGGGTTACGTTAACCGCTGCGAATACAGTGGTGTGGTGGGGGCCGACCAGTTCTTTAGAGACGTACGCACAAGCTAATGCCCGTGTTCACAGGAAGGGGCAAGACCATAAGTGTACGGTGGTACAGCTACAAGGTTCAGCAGTAGAGAAGCGAGTGTACTCACTATTAGATAATAGAATTGACGTACATACAAAAATGATAGATCTGTACAACGAAATACTTGATTAAGTCATTACTTGCCACTATAGTATCTTATAAGGCATATGGAGAACCTAAATGACTGATACTGAGCAAGGTATGTTGACTAAGCTGACTAGAACATACATTAAAATCAGAGATAAGCGTAACGAAGTTAAAGCTGCTTTTGATGAAGAGTATGAACGGTTGAGTGAACAGCAAGACCTTATAAAGCAAAAACTCATGGATCACTGTAAAGAGCATGGGGTGGATAGTGTAAAGACAG